ATTGGTTTCTTCTTGCCTTTCATCATGCCGTACATAGACTTCTCCTTAGCTTAGTTTTAAAATAATAGTAATAAGTATTAATACAATAGAACCAAAACAACCAATTAATATAGTTTCTAGTCTTTTTATTTTAGAAAGTGTCTCAACCCACCTTTCTGCACATACAGCCTCATGGGATGTTAATCTTTTATCTAGTTCGTTTAATAACTCTTCTGTCTTCATCGTTTAAACACCTCCTGCACTAGAACTACTTATTTGTTTATATTCATTTTTGCTTGTTCGTTCATGATTTACGAATTTGTGGATTTGGGCAATCACAGTCAGGTATTTTTCCGCTTGCAGTTTTAGCACTTACGCAAAAGCAATCTTTCTTTGGTTTTTCTGCTTCTTTTATTTTTTCAAGTAACCCCGCATAATTTCCAAATGCGCTCATACTTTAACTCCTATATTTAATCCAGTTAATTCTGTATCCTCACCTATATAACCTTTCAAGAATGTATTAAAAGATAAACTTATTCTTTCTTTGCCTACTACTTTTTCTACCATGTGAGTTAAGTTAGAAGGAAAGATAACTAAATCATTTGTGCCTGTTTCAAACCACCAACTCTCACTATTAAAAAGGTTATATTCTTTAGCAGGTATTTTTAATTGCTGATAACCATCTTTAAAAAAATAAATTTTATCTTTTGTTTTATCAGTTTGAACATAAAACACACCAGATATAAAACTGTTAGGATGTGCGTGTTTGTGGTGAAACTGACCTTCTTTTGTATAGTTACACCATGACTGTGTTATGTAAGGCTCAACATTATTTTTAGGTTGATATATATTTTTAAAATATTCTTTTACAGACTTTTCTATAAATTGTTTTAGTTTTTTCATTTCTTTATTATTTAAAATATTATTATCAATTGATGTTGTATTACCTGTATTACCTCTTGTCTTTTGTTCAGTTATAAACTTTATTTCTTTTTCTGTAATACCTTTGTGTTCAAAAAAAGTTACTGCTGTAGGAAACAAAGAATGAGTTATCAATTAACCACCAGCACTAGCATTGCCTAAGTTAATCCATGTTTGATTGTCTTCATCCCAGTTATAATTATTGCCATCAGTAGGCATTGCAGATGGTGCTTGCCATGTAGCATCAGCAGTAGATAAAACCCAACTACTGTATGATTTAGGAGGCATAAAGTAATCGCTGTCGATATAGTATGTATAACCTATACCAGCATAATTTCCTCTAAAAACTGTTCCTCCGTTTTGATGAGAATTTTTTATTGTGTTATAACTAGTTCTTTTAACAGTACAGTTATGAAAGTTTCCATAATATTCTTCCCAGTCATAAGTTGTATCAGTTTCATCTTTGCCTGTAATAACTTGTGTTACTACATTGGCTGAATTTAAAAGTGCATAATGTCCCATACAAAATCCTAAAAAATAATTGTGCCTGTACCAGCAGTAAATTTATAAACTTTATAACCTGAACGAGAAGAAGTATCTTTTGTAGAAGTAAGTCCCCCGCCAATAGTTGCAATATCTGGAAAACTATTTAGGTATGCAATAACAACAATTCCAGAACCACCATTTGAACCTGATGTAGCACTTCCTCGTCCATTTCCTCCGTTACCAGTGTTAGCAGCCCCAGCACCAGAAGACGAAGACCCAGTTCCTCCTGTAGAATATGTAACTGACGATCCAGTAATACTTAAAGATTGACCTGCTCCTCCTGTTCCATTTGTGCCTGCTTCACCGTTGTTTCCAGGTGCTGAAGCACCACCGCCTCCTCCTGCATGTAAATTAGGACTACCTGCTCCAGTTCCACCACCATTACCTTGACTGGGTGTTGTATTAGGTTGATTGCCTGAGCCACCCGAACCTCCATAAGCACCACCGCCACCACCAGAACCACCATTATCGCCAGCAGCACCTCCAGGAACATTACCTCCTCCGCCTCCTCCTCCAGCAGAAGTTATTGTAGAAAATACAGAATTTCCTCCAGCATCACCGTTAAATACTTTAGGGTCAGAACTAGGTCCTGATACATAAACACCTCCTGCACCTCCTGCACCTACGGTTACTGTGTAAGATGTACCTCGTACAATACTTAAGTTGTCCTCTCTATAGCCACCAGCACCGCCTCCACCTCCATAATTTCCACCGCCTCCAGCACCTCCAGCAACTACTAAATATTCAACAGAAAAACTTTCTGCTCCAGTAGGTACAAAATTAGAAAATAATAATTGATGTATTCCAGTCATTATGAAATATTCCCAGTAAGTACAGCTAAGTCTGCTGTGTAACTAAACATAATACTTGCGACACCATTTGCATCTAGGGTATGTAGAGCAGTTGCTGCTAAATCTCCTGCTTTGACTGCATTAACAGCAGTACAAGCCAATGATGCTGTACATCCATTTACAGAAACAAGAGAAACAATATCGCCTACTCCAAACACACCTGTCGGAACTGTAACTATTACGTTTGCTGAATTTATTGTTACTTGATTACCAACGTCACCAATTGCAAGGGTGTAGTTTCCACTTACTTTTGTGCTTAACGGTATGTCTCTTAAATTTCCATCTACATCAGATACTATTGTACCGCTTGTTATAGCTCCAGCAGCACTAACACTAACAGCAGTATCTATAGTAGCTCCGTTTATTGCAGGACTAGTTAAAGTTTTATTAGTTATAGTTGCTGTACCTATTTCAGACACTAATGTAGAATCAGCACCTAAAGGTAACAACATTGTATTTGTAGCACTAAGAGAATGATCTTGTGCTTTTAACTTTTGACCATGTGTGTTAGCATGACAGTTTAACTGTATTTGTCCTTCTGCTGAAGAACCATCACCTTTTATCTCAAATACTTGTGTTGCAGGATTTACTGTTAAGTTACCTGATGTGTTTGTTAGGTCTGCATTTAAGTTTAATGCTGCTGGGTTTGTACCTACTTCTACAATAACATTACTACTATTCTTTGTATACAATCTTTTATCAGCAGTATTGACTGCTAACTCTGCTCCTCCAACAGCACTAGTAATATCAGCGGTAGCTGGTACTCCTGATGAGTCTTTCTTTTTAGTTAAAATGGTTGTCATTAGTAAGTACCCCCTTCAATTGTACTTGATTCTGTTAGAACTGTGCTTCCTCCATCTTGTAGCACTCCTGTAAAGTTTGCCGTAGCAGCATCTAAAAAAGCTGTATCAGCATCATAACCCTGAACTGATACACCTATCATTGATTGTGTTAGTACATTACTGGCACTGTGTTGTAACACACCAGTAAAATTTGCAGTAGCATCAGAATAACTAACACCTCCTCCTCCTGTAACACCAGCAGAAGCTACTGATACACCAATATCAGCACTTGTTAGTACATTGCTACCACTTTCTTGTAATATTCCTGTAAAGTTTGCTGTAGCATCAGAATAACTAATTGTAGATTGTGCTGTAACAAATTCTACATCAGTTGCACCTGAGTTTACTGCAAGTACAAAAGTAGCATTACCAGAAAAATCAGGTAAGAGTGATGCTCTAGCAGAAGCTACAGTAGTCGCACTTGTACCGCCCTCACTGATAGCTAAAGGTAGTTGCTCAAATGTAGCAGTACCTGCACCGCCTGTACCTCTAAAAAAAGCCATAATTATTCCTTAACATAAAAAACCCTCCGAAGAGGGCTATAATGTTTACCAGTTTGGTCTTCCAACAAAGCAAGTATATGTAGCAGTTGCTAAATCAATAGCACCACCTGTATTGTTTTCTACTTGAAACTCTATTGTATCTGATCCTGTTACTTGTGCAATAAGGTTTAAATCTTGTGCAGAACTGCTAGTTGCTACACCTAATACCATATCACCTACACCTACACCAGATACTGTAATAGCAGTAGCTTCTTCATTGCCATCTGCTACTGAACCAAAATTAAATGTATCTTTGATTGCCCAGGTATCAGAAAAAGCTCCCTGAAACTGTCTGAGTTCTCCTCTTTTTACTGTAGCCATTATTCATCCTTATAAAGAAAAGGGTTGACTACTAGAGCCAACCCTGTTATTAAAATTAAGCTGGGACAACAAGTGCAACAGCAGATGTATCTCTTAGCTCACCAGTACCATATAAGGTATCAGCAGTTAAAAGTGTACCTAAATGCTCTTGCTTGTATTGTGTTTGAACACGAACACCAAGTTGCTCAACTAATACTCCAAACTCAGGATGGAATAACAAACATACTCTAGCACCACCAGAACCACTAGTTGTGTCTACATTGGTAGATACATATACTTTAATACCATATATGTCACCAATCTGACCATTTCTAATAGTGTTAGCATTACCAGCCTCACCTGTAAATGCTTGTTCTGTGAATCGTGATAGACCCATCATTACGTTTCTAGCTACAGGTGGGATAACAAAGTTACGATTATCCATAGGAACATCTTGGTCATCAAGACGCTGTATGGCTCTTCTAAACCCTGCATCACTAATAGCACTTTCATTGTTACTACCAGCTACATAAAATGTAGAACCATCTGCTCCTAAAAAGCCTTTGTCATAAGCAGCAGAACCTCCTCCTGACTGAGCCTGTCTACCTAAAGATAATACATCTGTATCTACTCTAGTAGCTAACGCATAACCAGCATCATCTGTGTAAAAACGTCTTAGTGAACTCAATGCCTGTACTTCAGCAAAGTCTTCAATCAAACGACTATACTCATAGTGTTGGTTAATTGTTACAGTTTTTTCTGAACCAGACTCTTGAATAAGAGTAACTTCTGTTTCAGCAGCCTTAGTTGAAGCTGAACCACGAGCAGGAGCAGGAAAGTGAACTACATCACCTTTCTTACCCTTCATGTTCATTGTTTTAATTAAGTTAGCAGCTACAAGATTCTTCTTGTAACCAGCGATAATTTCATCCGACCAAATCTCAGGTATAAAACCTGCGGTATTGACTTCTGATTGTACTACATGATTAGTACCTAAACCCATTTTAAAATTCCTTTTCTAAAATATC